ATCAAATGGGAACCTACTATTCCTGCACAACTAGCCGGAAAAATGGCTGGTAACTTCCCTTCATTTATTCCCAAAACAAACCAAGAACGTATCCAAAACTGTCTTCGTACAATTAACAACTTAGGTGAGCAACTGTGGGAGGTAACTGAGAAATTAGATGGCTCTTCAATGACAGTCTTCCGTACAACAAACGAAGATGGTAGCAGTCGTATTGGTATCTGTAGTCGTAATTGGGAACTCAAAGTAGATGATACAGATAATGCTTTTGTATCAACAGCGCTAAAAGAAAAGTTATTTGAAAAACTATCCACCTACAACCTAAATGTAGCCCTACAAGGTGAACTCTTAGGTCCAGGTATTCAAGGAAACTCTTACAATCAAAATATCCCAACATTCAGATGCTTTGATATCTTTGATATTGAAACACAACAATACTACTCAACTGAACAAAGGCTATCTCTGTGTATGTCTTTAGGTATTGCCCATGCACCTGTATTTAACAACTACCTAACAACAGGTGTGACTACAGTATATGAGCTACTTACCTGTGCTGAAGGTAAATCACAACTTAACCCCAAAACAGAACGTGAAGGTTTAGTATTCAAAAACATTAACAATCCTCAATTGTCTTTCAAAGCAATCTCTAACAAATGGTTATTGAAAAATGACTAAAACGTATCATGTAACTCTAAAGTTTGAAGACACTCTTGTTGTTGAAGCTGAAGATGAAACACAAGCTGTTTCTTTTGCTATGTCCGAATTCGACCCAACACAAGATAATCCTGAAGTAGTAGAAATCTGGAGTAATGAAAATGAGTGATGTAGAAAAATTCTATGAGAGTGCCCGTAAACACTTTCCTAACAGTAAACCTTGGCATGAGCTAGACCCTATGGCTCAAATGCAATTAGTCCAAGGTATCAATATGATCCTTATGGTACTACAATGACAACTTATGAAATAAACCACTACCTAGTTTTTGTAAAGCACTTCATAGACTATGCTCCAACACAATACTGTGTAGCTGGTAAAAAAATCTCATACAAAGACGCAATCTGTTTCAACTCATACAACGAAGCTCATGACTATGCAAACAAACTCTCCAATCAAAAAGAAACGTCTGATGAATCCGGAGGTACTGGCCAAAGGTAAAGCTGCCTTAGAACAGTGGCGTAAAGAAAAAGCTTATGCTGAAAAGAAAGGTGGTAAATTTCTGGAAGCATGGGTTGAAGAACAAGCTCTTAAAAAAGCTCAAAAGAAAACTTCACCTATGCAAGCTATAAAGAACTTCTGTATTAACTGTGTAGGTGAGTCCCGTAGTGACATTACTAACTGTACAGCAAAGCAATGTTCTTTGTATATCTACCGTCCTTACCAGAAAGATGAAGTATGATCTGTAATGAATGTGAAACAGTAGCTCATTGTTCTAAAAATGGGTGTATACCAAAACATCCAGCACCTGTGCAGGATAAGTGGACACCTTGCATGAAGCTGCCCGTTGTTGTGCATGTACGCAAGCAGCGCCACGGTGAGTCACATGTAAGCACCCGTGAAGGCATCACGCCCGTTAAGCCTAATGACCTCATCATGCGTGGTGTATCAGGCGAGGAATACCCCATTGGTCGTGCGATCTTTGAGCAGACCTACACGTTAGACACCACCCCACCCGCAGCACAGAAGAAGTGGGTTGATCTGTCGGATAAACAGCGCAACGCAATTACCCTACATCACTCATTTGCAGAAGACATCATCCGAGTAACAGCAGCAAAACTCAAGGAGCTCAACACATGAAACTCTATGAACTACCCCGTAAAAGCTACTTCAGTATCCAAGATGACCCTCGTCAACATGTATATCTGTTTGACCATATTGACGGAATGTACTCTGTATGCTATGATATGAGTGATAACCTAGTTCACATAGCAGCGTGGACTGATGTTAATATTGTAAAACCTGTTAAAACATTCTCAGGAGGACAACCCAACTACGTACCCTCACCTGTATGATAAACCTTGCATCCATCTTCATTGTCTACTACATTTGGTATAAAGTGAGCTTCAAATGAATCAATACTACGTAGCATCTTCTTTCAAAAACTTCTTTGTATACGCCGACAACACAGAAGGCGCTTACTATGAAGCCACTGCCTACCTAGGCTATACACCCGAACACCTTGAAGTGTTCTTAGATGAAGTATTTGTATGATTGCTTATAAACTTTTCCGTAAACGTAGAGACGGTACCTATGGCCCACTGTTTATCAACCGTAAACTAAAGATTAAACCTAATCTATGGTTAGAAGCTGAGTGCCATCCAACAAAAGGCTTTTCTGTACGCCCGGGTTGGCATTGTTGTGCTAAACCAGAAGCGCCACATCTGTCAAAGAAAGACAGAGTATGGTGTGTTGTTGATATCTTCGACTACACTCCACATCAACGTCCTGAATCACAAGGTGGTTTGTGGTTTACTGCTAATTGTATGAAAGTGTTAGGTGAATTATGAAACAAAGAACCGTGTATCTCGCAGGTAGTATGGAAAATGTCTCTGCAAGTGAAGCAAACTACTGGAGAGATATTGCAGAAGCACAACTAAACTTCAATGACGTAAAGACCTTGAACCCCTGCCGCAGACTACATAACTTCGATAAAAGATACATGAAACGTATCTTCGAATTAGATCTTCGAGACATCCAAGAGTCTGATATTATCTTAGTAAACCTAAACAAACCAGAAGTAGCTAAACATGGAACAGCAATGGAAGTATTTTATGCCGCATACGTTCTACGTAAACCAGTAGTGGCGTTTAAGTCAGACCCGACAACAATCCACCCATTCTTCGAATCATTGGTCACAGAATGGCGTTCTGATGTTACCAAAGCCTGTGACACTATTGTAAGCGAGTATCTATAATGCTGACAAACATCTGGATCACCATTCTCTGCATTGCATCTGTAATTGTAATTGCTCAATTCTTCCGTAAACCTAAAATCCATATCTAATGCCATATATCAGCCCAATCAAACGTACAAACCTAATTCCCGAATTAGAAACCCTACCAACAAACTCAGGAGAATTAAACTTTGTATTTACCCAAGTAATCCAACAGTACCTGCTACTAAACAAAACATCTTATAGCACTATCAACGATGTTATTGGTGCCTTAGAAGGTGCCAAGCTAGAATTCTACCGCCGTGTAGCGGCTCCTTATGAAGATCTTAAAATTATGGAGAATGGTGATGTCTATTGACTTTTATGACACAATGGCACCTATCTGGTCTAATGCTATGGCTAAACAATACAACAAAGATGCAGTAACAGATGAAGAAGAATTATACTACAAAGGATTTAACGGAATGAGTAATGAAAGTATCAGTAAAGCTATCAACCCAAAACATTATCAAGGTATTGTAGGTAGCTACCAATACATTGAATGTATGGAGTTTATCTTAGGTATTGAAGGTTTAAAGTCTCACCTTGAAGGTCAAATCTATAAATACATGATGCGTCTGGGTAAAAAAGATGCTGACCTACAAGAGGTAGGTAAAGTAGTTTGGTATGCACGATGCCTTGAAATCTTACTTCGTGATGGAACTATCATTGGTAAACTAGGAGAATTAAAATGACTAAACCCGTAGTACACTATGTAGGTACGCCTACTTTTACATCATGGCCCTGGAATAAAGATATTATTTTAGGACTATTACCTGAAGTCTTAGACCATCCTCTCTTAGGTTATGAGTTTGATGTTCGTACCTCAAATGTTATTGTACCTATTGACTCTGAAGGCCGCTTTGAAACACTAAACACTATTTATGAACCTTATAAAAACAGTTAAACGGTGGGTTGCCGGAGACGATAAACTGTTCGACATCTATGAATGTACTGTAGATGAAGTTGAAACGTTTACCAGTGACTCTGGGAAGTCTATGATCCGAATTAAAGTAGGTGATAAAGAATTCTCAGGGTTATACAACAAATGGGTGTATGAATACCTCTGCGAAAATGAAGGATCGCCTTCGTTTGTTGTAATGTGGCGTAGTAAAAGTAAACCTTGGGTAGCGTATGTTAAAGAAATCTGGCAAGACCATATCAACGGAGAATACAATGTTGAGGTCTCTCCCTCCACTACTACTTACAGCTCAAGCGGTGAGTCGTTTGTGTATCTTTGGATATCCAAAAGTACAGACAAAAAGTACATTGGAAAACACAAAGGAACTAATAATGACGGATATATTGGGTCAGGTGAAGCCTTCCTTGAAGCCTACAACGAGTTCCCTCAAGACTGGAAAAGAACTATCTTAGCCTATGGTACTGACCAAGAGATGCTTGAATTAGAGACAATGTTATTGTTACAATTAAAAGCACTTAAGTCAAATATGTATTTAAATTTGAGTAATAATCTTAGAAAGTAAATAATGAAATTCAGTGAGCTAATTGACATTGCCAATGAGTACGAAAACTACACGTACTCAGATGCAAACTATAGTGTAATTTTTGGTTGTGATTGTGGATGTGGTGGTGACAGCTATACTCCAGAAAGTTGGAGTAAAATGCTTTATTCAGCAGAACAATCTAAAGCAACTATTATTAGGTTTTGCCAAGAAAACAACATTGATATGGATCTCCTATGAAATACAACTTTAATACACAGCTAGGCACACAAAACTTCACAATAGGTATTGATGTAAAAGCTAAATACGGTTACTTCGAGCACGATAAACTAGGTGACAACTGTGGAGGTGGTTTATGGTTTGATAAACAACTGGTCTTAGAAGACTACGATGGTGTATTTGAACTACCTTCTGAGGTAAAGAATATTTTAGTAATGTTTGGTATGTGTGATAAGGATTTTTAATATGACCAGGAAACAATACTATTTAGGTCTTAAAGAAGAAATAGATTGGGAAGGTAATTTAGTTGAATATTTTTTACACCCTGGTTATAACTCTGGAGAAGATAAACATCTAGATTTCCTTGTAAGAGAATTAAATATTTCTTTTAATAACCTGAATAATTACTTAGAAAGTAAATGTAAATGAAACCAATGTTATTACCCCGTGAAATGCCTGACTTAGATACCCTACAATACCCTATCTATGTAACTCCTAAACTAGATGGTATCAGGTGTTTATTTAAAGATGGTGTTGCATTAAGCCGTACCCTTAAACCTATTCCTAACCACCATATCCAAGAATGGGCTGCAAAACATACAGCTACTCTACACGGTATGGATGGTGAGCTTATTGTTGGAGACCCTACCTCAGCTACCGTATACAGAGATACTAACTCTTTTGTTATGTCTCATGATAAAGTAGGTGAATTTTTCTTTTATCACTTTGACTGGTGGGATGAAACAGCATCTAGCTACGAACAACGAGTAGAAGGTTGGATCCAAAACGTACCAAACAACTACCGTAAAGTAATGCACATGAAAGCTACAGATGCTGCTCATGTACTGCAACTTGAAGAACAAGTACTTGAAAAAGGTTATGAAGGTGTTATTCTTCGTAACCCTAAAGGTCTCTACAAGTACGGTCGTTGTACATTAAAAGAAGCTAATGCTTTCAAACTAAAGAGGTTTGAAGATGACGAAGCAGTTATTATTGGTTGGGAAGAGGAACAACATAATGGAAATGATGCAGAAACTAATGAACTCGGTCGTACTAAACGCTCAACTAAATCGATTGGAATGGTGGGGAAAGGAACTCTCGGAGCGTTCATCTGTAAGACCCGTGACGGAATCGAGTTTAAAATTGGTAGTGGCTTCGATACAGCAGATAGATCATTATTCTGGTCAAATAAACAAAACTTGCTTGGATATATTGTTAAATACAAACACTTCCCAATAGGCGTTAAAGATAAACCAAGGCATCCTATTTTTCTGGGATTTAGAAATGCAATGGACATGTAACTGTGATGGGTTCTGTACGGGTGTGTGTAGGTATATCCGTATGGAAGAACTAGTTAAATCTTTATTTGAAGACTTCTTAGATGTAACAGAAGAAAGTGATGGTGGTAGGGTATTCCATCCAAACTACATTAGCAGTTGTAGAGCTCTTAACCTAGAGCCTATAAATAAGCTGATGAAAGAACTTAAATCAACAGTCGGTACCTAATGCACAACCAAGGAAATGTATGAATCAGTATGCAGTAACCGTAGTCTTTTATCTTAACGCTAAAGACACTGACGAAGCAGAGATGACTGCAGCAGTAGCAATCCAAGACTATATCTTGAATACAAATCTAAATGAATCATGGTCTATTGTAGACACAGCTGAGGTAAAATTCTGATGGAACCTTATGAATGGTTAAAAAACAATGTATCTAAATGGCAATGGATACAAGCAACAGGTGCTTGGATAAACTCTGAGGGTAAACAATACTATCCGGGAGGTTATTTTGTATTCAAAAGCACAAGATATTGTGGTCACACCTTTGAAGAAGCTCTCCAATTAGTTATGAAAGAATATCCAAATGGATAAATACACACTATACACAACTGCCGAAGAATGTGCTGAGGTATCACAGAACATTATGAAGGTACTTCGCTTTGGATTAAACACCTGCAGCCCTATTGATGGTGTAAGTAACAAGCATAAGCTAGCCGAAGAAGTAGGTCAATTACAGTACTGCTTACATCGTATGAGCAGAGAGCTTCAATTAGATAAAGTAACAATCCAAGACTGTTATGATGCCAAGCTAACTACCTGGAATAAATGGAAAGAATACTATGATCGTTGAAACATTTGATAAAGATGCTATGTCTTTAAAAATAGTATTACCTTTACCTTACAACAAAAAACTCTGGAAAGAACTAGACTTTATTCTGGACAGCGTCTCAAGACTTGAACAACAATACTTGGTTAAACACAATGAAGACACAAACTGATTGGGATAACTTCTATCTTAACATCTGCTCTCTTATTGCTCAACAATCTTATGCAGAAGATCGTAAGGTTGGTGCACTAATAGTTAAAGATGATAACATCATTTCATTTTCTTATAATGGTACAGCAAAAGGAACTAACAATGACACACAATCAAACCCAGTACTACATGCGGAAGCTCATGCAATTGCTAAAGTGGCGCGTTCCAATCTTTCTACTGCGGGTAGCACTCTCTATTGTACTCTTTCCCCTTGCATTGATTGTAGTAAGCTTATATACGCTTGCGGCATTGTCCGCATGGTGTATCAGTCCGAATATAAGTGCCAGAAAGGCGTTGAATATCTTAAATCCGTTGGGGTAACTATCAACAGAACCGACATCCACAACACACTCATTGACTTAGATCAACTATACAAAACAGGTTTACTATGAATGAAAATTATATCCTATTAATCTCTGCAGCTTTTCTGTGGATTGGTTGGTCAAACTGGAAACTACATAATACAGTGGAAGAACTAGAAGAACAAATTGATATTCAACATTCCCTTATTATGAACATGGCAAAGGAGCTGGAGAAGTTTGGTTCACCTAATGTCAAGAAAGAAGCAGAACCTGTGTACAATATCCACTATGAATAAATATAAGAACCTAAAAATAACTGTTGTTTGTTTACCAAACTCTAAAAAAGAAATTAAAAAGTTATTCTTAGATATCATAGAAGACTACTGTAATAGGTTCAATGTAAAAGTAACTGATAAAGTAGTACATATAGATATTGCTTTAGTAGAATACCCTGAAGAATCTTCTTCACAAGGTATAACAGCATACTCTGAAGAAGAATCAAGAATCTTTATTCAGGTAAGAGACCCTTTCTTAAGTGATTGGGAAGATAATCAATATACAATGCTTAAATTCTGTGATGTCCTTTGCCATGAATTTGTTCATGCAGCACAGAGTCTTACAGGTAGGGCAGGGTTTAAGGTTAAAGGTCTTAAGTTTGATAAGCTAAATGAAACAGAAGCCTATCTGTTTGACCCAGAAGAAATGGAAGCACGTATGCTGGAGCTACCTTACACAACACTCTATGCAAAAAATTTATTATGACAAAGAAAAGATATGTATTTGATTTAGAAACAAATGGGTTTTTACCTACAGTAAACAAAATCTGGATGATTGTATTAGCTAATCCAGATACAGGTGAAATTAAATCATACGCAAACCCTACAGGTAATCATTTTAATCCTATTATTGAAGAAGGTTTAGCTGAATTAGAATCTGCTGATGTTATTATTGGCCACAACATTATTGGCTATGACTTAGTTGTTTTAAAACACCTTACTAAATGGGTTCCTAAAACCAACCAACAAGTAATTGATACTTGGTTAATGTCTGAATGTAATCAATATAAAAGAGATCACAAGCATGGCTTAGAAGGTTGGGGTAGTAAGCTAGGTTATCCTAAACTACACTTCGATAAGTTCGATGAGTACTCAGATGAGATGCTTACCTACTGTATCCGAGATGTAGAATTAAACGTAAAGGTTTATAAGGTACTTGTAGAAGAAGCTTCAAAGATTATCTCTAGGAACCCTTTATACAAGCACGGTTTGAATACTGAGTTTGAATTTGCTAAGATTGAATCTGATATCCGACAAAAAGGTTGGATGTTTGATATGGCAAAAGCTCAGACTCTTTTAACAGAGATTAACAACAAACTAGACGCTATTGAAATGGTTTTAGAACCTAAGATTGGTATGCGTTGTATTAAAACAGATGGTAAAGATGAATTCAAAGAACCAGCATGGCGAAAAGACGGATGCTACACCGTTGCCACTGTCAAACACTTTAATCTACCACAAGAGTCGGGAAGAACTACTCGACCTATTGAAGGCCCATACTGCCGAATTAGCTTTGAACAAGGAAAAGTCGGATCAATCGAAGTCGTAAAAGACTGGTTGTATAGTATTGGTTGGGTACCTGATGAATGGAACGTAGAGAAAATCAATGGTAAATTTGTTAATAAGTCTCCTAAGATTACCGAGTCATCTCTTGAACGGCTTGGCCCTGATGCTATGTTGGTTAGTGAATACTATACGGTACGATCTAGAAAAGGGATCTTGGAAGGGTGGGTTGAAGCTGTCAGAAATTCTCCTGATAACCGCCTTCACGGTCGTATGTGGACTATTGGCACTCCAACCTTTAGATGCCGCCATGAAGTTGTTGCCAATCTTCCTTCTGTGGATTCTGTATACGGAAAAGAGATGCGTTCACTTCTCGTCTGTGAACCTGGAACCGTTATTGTGGGAGCTGATTCTGCTGGTAATCAGATGCGTGGTCTATGTCATTATATTGGTAACGATGATTTCACTAATGAGGTGATTAATGGAGATGTACATCAACGAAATGCTGATGCTCTTGGTACTAGCCGTAAGTTGGCTAAGCCTTTCTTGTATGCTTTTCTTTTTGGCGGAGGCGATGGTAAGCTGGGCCTTATTCTTACAGGAAAAACTGATACCAAAACTGGTAAGTTGGCTAAGGAAAAGTTTGAAAACTCAATCCCAGGATTAAAAGAACTTAAGACAAAGCTAGGTACAATGTTTGATAACACATCTAATGCCTTTGGTAAAGATAAAGCTTTTATCCGTGGCTTAGATGGTCGTCTGGTATTTGTAAGCTCACAGCACCAAGTACTAAACTACCTACTACAAACTGCTGAGGGTATTACATGTAAAGCCGCTATTGTATGGCTCAGAGATAAGCTAAATAAACGAGGTATTAAACACTACTTTGCACTACACTATCACGATGAGCTAGCTGTTGTAGTCAAAGAAGAATATGCTGAAGAAGTAAAAGAGCTATCTATCCAAGCATTCACTGAAGCACCTAAAGCATTTGGTGTTATGTGTATGGGTGGTGATGCACACACAGGAACTAACTATGCGGAAGTACATTAATGATTGAAGAAACATTTGACGTAGCAGTCATTGATGCAGACTCTATTCTGTATCAGATTGCACACTACCAACCATCACCAGCACTATGTAAGAAAGCTTTCGATGATCGCTTAGATAGTATTATGAGTGAGGTCTCAGCATCTAGCGGTGCTGTGTTTATTAAAGGTAAAGATAACTTCAGGTACCTTGCAGCAGCTGACTATAAAGGTAATCGTAAAGATACCTTAGAACCAGAGGTTAAAGATCGTTTAGAAATGTTGTATGCTTATGCAGCTGACTTCTGTATTGAGTCTGAAGGTGCCGAAGCAGATGACTACTGTGGTATGGCTTTTCGATTAGCTCAAGAAGAAAATAAGTCTGCTATTGTATGTCATATTGACAAAGACTTAGATGCACTACCCGGGTGGCACTACAACTTTCGTAAGAATGAATTCTATCAAGTAACACCTGAACAAGGTCACTACTTCTTGATGAAACAAATCCTTATGGGAGATGCCACAGATAATATTAAAGGTATTAAAGGTCTTGGACCTAAGACTGCTGAGAAAATCTTAGCTGATAAGCCTGTAAATACCTTACTAGAAGTTGTGTTAGATACTTACCGTATTAAGTGTGGTAGTAGCTGGCAAAGTGACTTTACTAAATCAGCTAACCTTATTTGGATCAGAGATGATGCAGATAACTTTAGAGTATTAACTTATGAAGAATTAAAAGAAAAATTATTATGGAAACCGACTATGGACATTGGCACCCTCTCACAGAACGACCCGAAGGAGCCTTCGGCTTTATTTACTACATCGAAAACCTTGAAACAGGAAGACGATACATTGGCAGAAAGCAATTAATAAGTGTCTCAAGAAAGCTTAAACCCGGGGCAAGCCGCCGCACTGTCACACGTAAGGAATCTGATTGGAGACATTACCAGTCGTCTTGCCGAGAACTCCTTGATGATATTAGACTCTATGGATCTGAAACTTTTACATTTGTTATCTACAAATGGTGCGTTGGTCCCGGAGATCTTACATACAGCGAAGTGCATGAGCAATGGCAATGTGAAGTCTTATCACGAGATGAACTACCTAATGGAGAGCGTGTGTGGTACAATGGTAACATCGGAGCAGTAAAATTTCTTAAACCTAAATCATATGAGTAAAAAACCTAGACAAGAAAAAGAATATGATGAAGAAATCCCAACATTAA